AGTGTTAAGAATCATTATAAGGTTATTTCAATAATACTATTTATTATTTTTAAGTTTTAGAGAGACCTCCAACGTTCCATCTCTTGAATGATATCCTGATAATGATCGAGTGACTCTGGTGTTTCATTACCAGAATCAACAAAACCAAAGGGTGGCAAATCCTCTTCCATCTCCAGTAGCTTTTCCTGATAAAGAAGATCTTTAAGTTGCACGTTACTCATGCTTTCAAATATATCGGTACTAACAAACCACGCAAAGAGGACAAAGTTCATTACTGAGTCATCATGTGTACCATCTTTACCGGCATAACTTTCACCTTTGGGCTCAAACGAACTCAACTCTGAAATGGTTTCAGGGTCTACTATATGAAGCTTTGAATCTTCAATAAGGTCTTTTAAGTTAGAGCAACCAATCCTTTTAACTTTACGCGACATGGTAACACCGATACCGTTACTCTTAACGGTACTTGTGGTAAAGGTATTTTCGTATTCGTGATCATAGTAAACGGAGTTACAAACAACCATACCAGCATCATTGTTTTCGATAATTACCAGTGCTTCATTATAAACCTTGGCAGCACGAATAATTATGTTGGGAAAGAGCAGTGGAGAGATTGTGTTATTCCGATAAGTACAAACTTGCTTAAATGGATTTTGAGAGATATCAATTACAGAGAATGTACTGTAATCCTGTCCTCTTCCCTTTGATACATCTGCACAAAGAATGTATTCATGACCTTCAATAGGTTCTTGATAATAGCTAATCTCGTGCTGGGTCTTTATCGGAGATTGCGCTTGCATTCCAAGTAACACGTCGGAATCAATAAGGGTTTGAGAACTGCCTATAAAGCTACATTCAAATTCTTGTTTAAACTGCAGCTCACTTGTGTTAGAAATGGTTTCTTGTTTCCATTTTTCATCCCGCCCAGGCACGTCACGCCACTTAATGGTAAAAGGTTTAAATTCGTTTGCACCTTGAGTTGCACCTTCCCATATTTTGTAAAACATATTACCTACCCCGTTTGGAGTACTGGTGATAATAACCTTTGTGTCTTTACCACTTGAAATAACGGGATAAGTTGAAGTATAAAATTCATTTGCTTTATTAACGAATCCAAACTCATCAAGGAAAATACAGTTAAGTGAAAGGCCTCGAATTGAATCACCACTTGTTGCAGAAGCGATAATCTCAGAGTTGTTACTAAACTTGATACTACCTTTGTTAAGAACTTTACATCCTGGCTGTAAAAAGAACGGAAGGTTTTCTAGCATCAGTGTTAAACGTCCCAGCATCTCCCTTGCAGTTGCACCTTTGTTGGCCAAAACACCTACCTTTTTATCAGCATTGAATATAACATAGTGAAGAAGCCACGCAACTGATGTAATACTTTTACCACTTTGGCGGCAGGCTAAGATGATAGCAAAACGGTTATCGTTAAAGTGCTCAACCATTTTCTTTTGATAACCCCGCAGAACAAATGGTGTCAGGCCTGTATCAAGACTAATAACCTTTACATAGTTCTCACAGAAATAAGCTACATCTTTACTGCACCGAATGTATTCATTGATCTCGTGCTTAGTAAATTGTTCTTGAACGCCGTCAGCCTTTACATGAGGGTTTCCATTATATGACAGCGGACTAGACATTATTTTTCTTTTTTCCTTTACAAGCCTTTTGCGTTTTGATATAATTAATTCCCGAAGGGATCAAAGGATTAAACATCAATAGGCTCGCTATCCGATCCTTTAAGGAACTTCTGGAGTTCAGAAGTGGTTCCAACAAAGATAGCGTTATTAGTGGTTGATCCACCTTCATTACCTTTTAGATCATCCGATTTAACAAGAGTCTTACGTTGCTTTTGAAGATCCAAAAGTTGTTGGTTCATTTCCGCAGCTTGTTTGATAAGGGTACCAAGAACTTCAAATGCTCGCGGATGTTCGGCATCAGCAGCAAGACACGACATGGAATCAATAGCAATCTCAGAAGTTTCAATAAGCTTTTTTATTCGATCCCGAGCGTAACGATAATCCTCTTCTGTTTCATCCACAAGCTGAGCATCAGAAGGACCAATCAAAGAATCAATCGTAGCAAGATCGTCGGAAGTCTTTTTTACCTCGTCCAGATTCTTCTGTAACGCGGCGACCATCGCATCCTTCTTACTCATAATTAATTTTATTTATCAGAATATTTTCCAGCCGTTATGGGGAATCATCCCATATTACGTTTGGATCAGGAGGGCCACCAATTTCAATCACAACAGTGTTGGATTCGGGTGTATCGGTACTTGAACCCGTTCTTACCCTAACACCAGCATCGGTATAACGTTTCGAAGTATCAAAGTCATTAAAGAAAGTATCCACAGACTTGATAAGACCGGTGGTTTGAGGGTTACTCGTGAACTTGGTTTTAACGCTAAAGGTTAGTGTGTAAACTATAAGACGTCGAGAAGATTCAAAGTCTCCTTCATACGCATCTTCTGCGCTTACGCCTGATAACGTTATTGGTACATCTGTTATACTTTCAGGACCTTCAAGACCTTTAACGCTTAAAGTATAATTAGGATTAAAATGCGGAACAATTTGCTCAAGTATCTGAAGAGCTTCATCCTGTCCTCTTGACATAATGTTCAGTGAAAAATCAAGAGTGTATGGTACGCATTGATTTACTTTAACTTTATTTCCTTCACTGTCAGTTTGAACATTTCGGTTTAAACGATTTAACTTGGTGGATTGGTCAAAGCTCAATCCTGTCATTTCAAACGACATGCGGGGTAGTCTAAGTGCAACGTCCCGCTCCGCCCGAGCTTCAACTCTGACCAGATATTTTTCCTTTGGAGCATAAGCAAGTGGAACCCGCCTTGCGCCAATTAATTTACCAGCATCAAGCTGCGCTATTTGAATGTCATTAAACATTTGACCAAAAGCAGCAACCATATTCTTTATGGTTCCATTGTAAAAGTATTCGTGTCCAAGCATAATCTTAATTAGGTTCCAGGCTTAGTTCCAATAACCGTACTGGTTTCAGTTACTCTTACTCCAGCATCAACATACACGCCGTTGGTGTCAAAGTCGTGGAAGAAAGTATCAACCGTTTCTATAAGGCCAACTGACGACGGGTAAAATGCAAACTTTGTTTTAAGTGAGAATGTTAGAGTATAAACTATAAGTCGGCGAGAAGATTCAAAGTCTCCTTCATATGCGTCTTCAAAGTTAACACCTACAAGACTAATAGGAACATCAGTTTTACTTTCAGGACCTTCAAGACCTTTAACAGTAAGAGAATAATGTGGACTAAAGTGCGGTAGTATTTGTTCTACTATTTGCAAAGCTTCATCCTGTCCTCTTGACATGATATTCAAATCAAATCCCAACTCATAAGGAGCGGGTTGCCATACTTTAACTTTACTTTCTGGACTACTTGTAGCATCAGTTTGAATTGTTCTGTTTAAACGATTCAGCTTTGTGGTTTCATCATAAGAGATGTCTGTCATTTCAAATGACATGCGGGGAAGCTTGAGCGCAACGTCCCGCTCCGTTTCTTCTTTAACTCTCGCTAAATATTTTTCTTTCGGCGCATATGCAAGAGGTACCCGTTTAACACCAACCATCTTCCCTCCACTAATATTGGCCACTTCAAGGTCATTGAAGATTGTGCCAAAAATAGACACAATCTTCTTTAGTGTTTCATTATAAAAGTATTCGTTACCTAACATACTTAGAAGTTAAAAGGTTCTCCAAACGGATTCTCTTCGCTAAAGTCAAGAAAGTCGCCAACGTTAACAGCCTGACTAAAGGTCGAGTTTTGAGCTCCGTGATCATTTCCAAAAAGCTCGTCATCATCAGCAGTTCCATCACTTATCAGATTAATATTGCTAGCGGTTACACTTGCTCCAGATGTTTGGCCGGTGAGTACTGTTCCCGTTACCAACGTGTGATACTTCCCATCGTTAAAGGTAGGAGGACTTACGTGAATCCTTTGCAGCTGCGGAGAGTCGGTTGTAGTACTGTACTTAAAGAACTCGCACGAACCTGTAACCCCACTCGGAAGAGTAAAGTTGAGTGTTTCAAATTCTTGTAGTAACTGCTCAGGCGAGTCATTGTTGGTATACTCTAAAATCTGAGAATCACCAGCCACAGCTTGTATGTTATCAACTTCCCTTATGCCGGTATCAATCTCTTGGCTTTCGTATTCAAACAACTCACAAGAAAGTCTAAAAATAGGCAAGTCTTTAAGTTGAGCAAAAGGTTTCTTATCCTCAACAAATTTGATTTCAAACAATCCTTTGGTCAAGGGGAAGTATATAAGGTCTCCTTCAAGCGGACGAGTACTGTTCTCTGAATACCCGTGTCGACCTATAAGTTGATTCCAGCGAAGATTTGAAACAACCAAGTTAACGCTGTCTCGAATCTCAAGACCAAACTTAGAAAGTAATTGCCCATCACCTTCAAAGCCGTCAACGCTTTCAACGTACATCTCAATCTGATAAGCCTTTTCAAACGCGCTTATAAGATCTTCGTTAAGAATAAGATCCCGCTTAACAATTTTACGAGGAATGTAAAAACAATCTTGACCATATATTTGAATGGCCTCAATTATCAGCGACTCGTAAAGATCTTGCTCTTGCTTAGATCCGTTTTGAAAGTATTGATTAGTTGCCATTATCCGATAAATAGGTCAACGGGTTCTTCGTATTTAAGCTGCCACGTTTCTTTAAGCGCTTGAATATCAGCAGTAGCCTGTTCGTATATTGTAGCTCCACTGATTGTAACTCCTCCTGGAAGTTGCATACCTTCAAACTTACTAAGGTTCTGACCCCACTGCTTTTTAATAAGAAGCGTAAGAAGTTCTTTTAAACCCATGTCATCGAAAACATCTGTATAAGAAGCAGGATCTACGGTTTGATAGGTTTCAAAAATAATAAATTCACCTTCTGCTACATGGTCTTTAATGTCCGCGTAAAACTTTACAGTATTCTTGTGACGGTTAAAAGCCATTTGTGTTCCATGCCCGTTGAGAATATCTTCAACCAAGCTCATGTATTGAGAAGTAAGCTCGTAGTTTAAAAGACCGCCGGGGTTTCTCATTCCAAAGAAGTCATTAAGATACATCTGATATTTCGCATTGAATAAAGATGCACTGGTAAAGTCTTCAAAACCAAGAACCCGAACAACAGCAATAACAGCATCGGGAACTTCAATTTCGTTACTCGTGAGTTCAGCTGCAGTTACCTGGTGTTTGATCAATGTTTTGACGGTAGCATCGCTGTGATACTCTTGCCAAAATTGAATCGCTTCATCAATACGATCTTCAATTTGATCGTCATCAATATTGATTTCAACCACAGGAGCTCCAAGCGCTCTTAAACAGTAGTCAGCTAATTCGGTTCTAGTTGTTGGTTTAGCCATACAACTATTTATATAGTTTAATTCTTATTACTTACACCTTCTTCTACCAATTTGAGAAGACAGCAGAACGGTAATAAAGACCACAAGACCCATGAGAATATCATCAGTGGAATCCTTTAGCATTTGAGATGGCAGTTCAAGATCGTTAAACTTTTCTCTATACCAAACACAAGTTCCAAGTAAAGCTTTATATGAAAAGATACCAACGATTGAAAGCAAAAATATTCTAGTAAAGGTTTTCATTAATCATTTCCGAATAAATCGCGAAGGATTCTTTGCGATCCTTTTAGCCAAAGTAACAATGCCTTCAATTACTTCTGGTGATATAACACCAACAATTCCATAAATCACAGCTTTATACAAACTATCAATTGATGTTTGCTCTAGTATGTACCACGCAATTCCACTTGATATAGCAGCGGCTGGAATCCGTTTACAAAGAAGCTGAGCGGTAATACTTTCCTTTGAAGAAAGAATCCTTGCGATCATACCTGCTGCGCCAATGAGTGGAACTAACCAGCCTCCATCTAAAAAGGCTTGAACTAAAGATTTTTGGGGCTCTTGCATATTACACGCGGATAACAATTATTTATACAAGCTCCTATCTTATCATTATATTAAATATAGTTTTTTAGCAAATTATTTGCCTTTGTATAAACCCTTGGACACTTTACATTATCTTTACCCATGATTGTTTCTAAAATTGCAGATGCGGCAATAATTACAGAAAGTCTGTCAACAAGTACTATTTCATATTCATGAATTGCAGATTCATAAATCTTTTTTGAATATTCTGCAGATTGCCCTGTCACATAACATGCCCCCAATATATTTACTATTGCTGCAGGCCACAATTTAATATCGGCAAAAGAATGTATCTTATTAAAAATTTTAAAAGCAGCTTCAGCGTCTCCTTCTTTTATATAACAATGAGCTAGTGCAGTCCAAATAGAAGTGATCCAACGATAAGTAAATTTACCCCAATAAGGATCATTAAATTCTTTGAAACTTTGCAGGTCTTTATAAAGACTTTCCAACTCATCGATAGATCCCATGTCATCGTAAATGTAACGATAAGCAAGAGTGCAAAAAGACTGACTTACAACTTCAAATTTATCGGGATAGATTCGAGCTAAAAGAAGAGCTCTACATCTTTGGTACCCGGCCGAATCGTCGTTTCTACCTTTAAAGTTTCTTACAAACTTTTTAGGGTTATAACGAAGGTCGTCTAACATTTGGTTAAATTCATCAAGATCCAATCCCGGAATAATTAAATCGCTGTCTGGAAGAGATGAATATTCGAATGAAAGCTGAGTGCCCGAATAGATTATAAAAACCTTATTTTCTTTCCAAGAAATATTAGGGACTTTCGTTTCCGTCTTTGTCATTGGGTTTCTTTGAAAGTTCTTTAACTTTATCTTCAAGCTGGTCAATACGCCCCATAGCTTCAATGGAGAAGATGATTGCCTGATCTAACAAACGATTGTAATCATCACTTGTTAGTGTTCTTTCTTGCGGAGTAGCAGGATCTTTAAACAATCGACCGTCTGGATTGCTCAATAATACCTTCATTTTTTGTTTTATATTGGGTAGCTTAAAAAACTTTTTAGCATATTCATTAATACCACCATTCCTAAAATAGTTTCTATAAAGGTCAAACTTCTTCGGCGAAACAGGTTCTGTATAAGTGTTATTATAGATCGCTCTAGATAAAACTTCAGCAGACGTTAAAGTTTCATAAGCCCTAACGCGAGGAAGGTCAATACCAACAGCTTCGCTAAAATCGTCAATAACGTCTTCACCTTCTTGATAAATTCTAATTTTAGCAATATCTTTCCAATTTAAATAACTTCTATAAACACCCCGCCCCCAACATTGAAACCAACGATCAAAGGCAGGTAAAATATGTCCATTCCATTTACCAACCCTTGGTCCGCGGAGAGGTTTACCAGGAAGAACTTTATGAACAAGGCCCCATTGGTCCCATGCAGATTTTAACCATTTGCCTGGTTCTCTTATGTAAATTATAATATTAACTTCAAGATCATCATCCCATTCAACAAGTTCTTTAAACAATTCCAACATATGATCATTACTTGATATGGCTTCATTAGACCAAATAATGTGATCACATCCAGTCTTTTTTGAGTGAGCAATAATAGTATCATACAGCGCTTTGGTCTTATCAACTGTGTGGTGAATACTAAGCCACTTGTGATCAATTTTATCGCCGTTTACAAGATCTGGCCAAGCCCAGTTATCTGGCGTATTTAAAGCGCCCTTGTACTGGTGAAGACTTTTTTGAATTGCTGATGTTCCTGTTTTACCTAAACCAATATGTGCTGTAAACTTCATCCAATTAACCTTTCTACCTTTTTCTCCCAGACACTCTTAGAAAACTTTTCATTTACTATTTTTCTAGCAGCGTGGATTTCTGCTCTACTTTGTCCCGTAAAGTGTAGAAACAGAAGCTTGGCGTATTCTTTGGCTTCATCTTTTATTTCGAAGTCAATTAAATAGTTTGAAGGAACAAGCTCATTCACCGCCCCAACATTGCTAACGGCCATTGGAACTGACCATTGCATTGCTTCAAAATATGTAAGAGGTATGCCCTCGTCAACCGAAGGACAAACAAGCGCACTAGCTTGTTTATAATACTCTTGCATTTGATTATAATCAATACCTTTTTCAAATTCTATCCAATGACTAGCTTTTAGTTCTGCCGCGCGTTTTTTAATGGCTGTATAAAGTTCTCCGTCGCCAACAAACTTAAAAACAGGCATATAAGCAGCTGGTAAAAGTTTTGCTAATTCTGCGGCAATATCACAAACAAACTCGGGGCGTTTTTGAAAGTGAAAGCGAAAAGGACATAATACGTACCTGGGATCTTTATCTGTTTTCCTTAAAGGCCAAGTCTTTTCTATTTCAGAAAAACCAAACCAATACAGGGTTTTAATTATTTTTTTATCTACGCCTTTTTCACCAAGCTCTCCCTTAAGCTTATCCGAAACAGTTAGTACCAAATCAAAAGGGGTTCCTTTTTGAAGGCTTTTTTCAAAGTCCCAAGGTTCCTTGAGAATCATATGAAACAAAGAAATCAACTTTGTATTCGGCGCAGCTTCTTTGATTGACCAAGCTTGATCGTAAGCTTCGTGTGAATTGTTTACAACCGTATAAATAGGCTGTAAATTCTTGACTATCTCTACAGTATCATTATTACAAAAAACATCATCCGCTAAGTCTATAAATGCAGACTCTCTCCGGCTATCTTTATGCGGCATGGTCCGCGTTGATATAACAACAATTCTGAATCCCCTACTTTTGTAATGCGCCATTAAATCCAAGCCGCATCTATCCGCTCCTCCGAGCGACATCCAAGGGATGATAAGACAAAATACAGGCTTTTTCTCAACGGTATCTTCCGCTGACTTTAGAATAGCGCTACAGGAGTTTTGCAAACGTTTATTCTTTCGTGATCTCCTGGGCATGTATTATATATTCCTCTTAGAAATCTGGAGCATCGAAGTAAAGTCGAACGCGAATAAAGTCAGTTACGGAACTACGGCCTCCGTATCCGCTTTCTTCACCATTAGTGTGCCCATTATCGGTACATTTTAAAACAATACCATCTCCAGAACTAACAGAAACGCTTACATTGGAAGAAGAACCGGTATAGTACTGAGGATTGGGATCAGCACTTCCACTGGGGTCATCAAAAGCTTGGGGAACCGGGGAACTAAATCCTGTTACAGTACCAAGTTCTGTTGGGCTTCCAGCATTATATCCTGCAAGAACTTTAAATTCGGGTGTACCTTGAAGCGTATCCCACTCAGGAATGTCGATCTCAGCTCTGCGAAATGTCATGGCCATGTTGGAAGTCATTACAAACGCGTGATCATCAATCTCTAATGTGGCTGCATCACCACCGCTGTTAGTAAAATCCTCAATAGTAATGTCATGAGTGTAAACATAAGGGCGAACACTAAGGCCGCCCGCTGGGCCTGTGGCTCCTGATGGTCCTGCTATACCTGTAGCACCAACAGGTCCTCTAATTCCAGAAGGACCGGTGGGACCAGTGGTCCCCGCGGCTCCGGCGGATCCTGCAGCTCCGTTTGATCCAGCGGGGCCGGTAGGACCGGTAGGGCCGGTAGGACCTGCAACCCCTGCCAATGCGCCAAGGTCAGACCAACCTTCGGGAGATGAGTCAGGTCCATTATAAACATAAAGATGCGCGGTCCCACTTGCAAATTCTGAAGGTGAATCAGTTGCGCTTCCTGGTCCAAGTTTAACGATAAAGCAAGTACCTTCCCTTTGAAGAACCGGATCAAGCGCCGGATCAGAAACAGAGGTAGGAAGATCATCGGCATAATCAACCACACCAGAAATTTCAAGACCTTCTCCCTGATCACCTTTAATATTACCAATAACTTCTGTGGTAGAATCAGAACGAGTAATGGTTAATGTTCCATCTGTGTCAACACTAATGTCATCAATAACACCAGTGTCATTAAAGAATTGTGTAACTTCTGTAGCAACAGCTGTATCAATGTTTAGATTTAACGTAACCAATCCTGAGTTTTCGTCAAGATAAAAAAGTTTTCTGTCAGGAGCATTGATTGCAATTTCTCCTGGCCGGAGAGAATCTGTATCAGGTATCTCGCCAGGACTAAATGAATGCTTTAAAATAATTCGTGTTGGTATAGTAGCCATGTTGTTAATATATATCTTTTATGTAGACACAATTTGTCCGTCGATCTGGTGCCAAGTATGAGTAATGGCACTGCTTTCATTTCCGAAATAATGTTTGGATAATCCAGCACCATAAACCCTTCCTGGCTTTGCAGAAAATTCTTCTGCAGTTTCACCAGACTCTGGTGTTTTACAAAGAGCAAAGGTAGCCGGTCCAGATGTACCTTGAATACCTTGAATTGATACGATATTTGAAGGATCTTCAGGAAATGGTACTCTTATATAATTGTCTATAGCTACGGCAACTCCAGTGTTATCCACTCCGTGAGGAGTTCCAAATCGTTCTTTAAGGTTTTTCCCAGCCGCAAACAAAGCATAATTTCCTGCGGTTGTTTTTGATTCTGCTACAATAAAAACCGTGGATAAGTTGGTAGAATTAACTCCAGCTTGCGCAAATACTTTACTTACAGACCAGCTGGAGCTAAGAGTTTCTGATGAAATAAATCCTCCGGTATTACCAGTAATAACTCCAGTGTCGGTTAATCCGGTTGAGCTATCACCCGCTACTTTTAATGTGCGGGCTGCTGTAGAAGTATTTTCGGTAACAACAAATGAAACGTTGCTATTACTAATTGCAATAATATCAACCGGTTTATCGGTCGTATTTAATTGTATTGATATTGGAAATACTTTCTGATCACCTGATGCAGTTAATTGTCTTTGTCGATTTGATCCAAATCCCAATACATTAATCTTATCACTAGCTAAAGAACTTTCGGCCAGAGCATCCAATTGGTTGGTATCAGAAGTTGTATCAGTTGTTCTGCGAACTAATACATAGTCATGCGCTGATTCGATACTTGATGTTCCAATAGATATATCAAATACTCCTTTAAGCTTTGGATAATGCCTTATAACCGCTTCGGTAATAGCGTCGTCTGCATACTTATTAGAATTAGCTGCAGCAATACCAGATGAATTCGGGTCTTTCTCTATAATAGCGTCAAAAGCGTCACTTGCACTTTCGAATAGTCTGAATCGGTTGCTTAAATTTCTGTTTTGGGTATCTCCGCGAACAATGTAATAAAATTTATTACGAACTTCCAATCTTTCAAAATCTTCATATCCGTGATCGGTTGATTTTTTAAATACGCCTGACGATTGCTGAGTAATAGATCCTCCGGCAACTGATGTACTTCCAAATACAACCGGAACATGTCGTGTAATAGCTCCTGACGTATCTCCATTACCCGATTGTCCTGTTGCACTAGAACCGGCAAACCATAATTCATTATCGCTTTCATTTCCAGGTTTACCAACAATAAGCCAAGAACCTCGCTCACTCACAGCGGACTTTTTAACGTAATAAGAAAATTGATTAAACGTTTCAGATCCGCTAAAACCAAGGTTGGTTTTCCATTGTGCAAGAGCTGCTGAATCATCTACACCTAAGCCGCCCGCAAGAGTAGCATTGCGCTTGTAGTAATGAAACCGCTTGTTGATCTTATCTTTAAAAGTAGTATCAGCCGCAAGCGCTGCGCTTATTCCGCTTTCGCGTTCTGTATCAGTTGCTCCGAATGTAGCCCAAAGACTTGCACCGGCACCTTGAATGCCAAACACACGGGGACCTGATGTCGTATATGATGTTCTTGCGTTAGTGGCAGGAACAATATTTTCAGAACTTCCCATTTCAAAAGTAGACTCTTGAAGGCCCTGTAGAATAATCTTGTCATTATAGTCAAAGGGAAACTTTTCACCTTCTTCACCATCATCATCAGTCTCTTCCTGCGCAAAATAGACAAGCTTTGCAATTGCAGGAAGGTCGCGTTCGACGCTGCTCTTCGCGGTAGGGACCCTTACTATCGGAGTAAAAGAAGAAGCCCTTGACGTCAAGGTCATCGCAAAATAGTCAAAGACCCCGTCATTATCTCTCCTAAATCCAATTTGAGGTCGAATTGAGCCACCAGTCCGTACATTAGTAATACTAATCGGAGCAACAGCAAATATGTAAAACTTATAAGCATTACCTGGCTCTGGCCCGCCGGAATCGTCCTCATCAAGAAAAGCGTAATATTGAACAGTATTAGTGTTATTCTGAATGTTAAAGTTATTCGGGCCCTGATTCATTTGCGCCGCGGTAAAAACTTGACGCACTTCTTGGCCTCCTACAAGTATTTTTCTTCGACCTCCTGGGATTAAAATCCCTTCACTTAGAACCGAAGTGGCGGCTCCTAGTGTTATAGCAGTTCCTCGATTATGTCCATTGGAAGTGGTAGTTACTATTTCCCCGCTAAAATTGGTTCCCAACCCTATTGATCCATAAGTATTATCACTGGAACCAATTAACCATCCTCGAGTATAAGGAACACTTGAGTCTGTTTCGTATTTTTCTAAACCTTGAGTGCGGCTTCCGCTTTCGTATTCATTACCAATACCATCTTTGGTTTTAACCACGATTGTTGGATTATCAGCAGAATTTGAATATGCAACAGTATCTACAGTAACTGCGTTTGCAGACCACTCGCTCTTTTGTGGAAGAAGCGCAGGAACCGGAAGTTCAACAAAGTCATCATTATAGGGCTGTTGTCCACTTTGATGATATTGAGTATAAAAGGTTTCAAAATCTCCGGTGGTTCCCCGATCTTTTTGACCAATTTGGCCTTCGGCGTTTCTACCGGTCCCGTAAATAATATCATCATTATCTATAAAAAAGAAATTGTTAGCAGTACAAATTGTACGTTTAAAAATTGCATCTTGATCAGTGACTGGAGAAAAAGTATTAAATCCACGATTTGCAACCATGGTACCTTCACTTATTCGCTCCCCGTGTCGCTCAAAACGATTAATTCCTGTTGCTAATCCTCGGCCTCCTCTGCCAACTAAGCTCAATGAAAGTTCTTTATCCGCAAAAGATTGATGACCGTCCATAAGTTCGGGAAAAGAAATTGTACTGCCTCTTTCACCAACTACTTTATCAACAAAAGCCTTTGTAGCGGCATGGTCGTCAGCGGTTGGTTCACCAACTGCAAGAGCTCCGGTGGAATCTCTTTTAGCAATCGTGTTTGCGGTTGCAGTTGTATCAATATCTGCGGTAAGACTAAGTTCACCTCCTGAACCAAAAGTAAAATCTGCGGTGTCGATGTTTAAGCCAATTTTACCTCCTGTAATGTCGAAAGAAGAAACTGCAGCACCGGCACTGTTGTAAAGTTGTACACCGTCAGCACCACTTGCACCAGTAACAGAACTAACAGCAAATGCTGTGGCATCATCACTTTTATATTTAATAAGGTAAACAATTGCATTACCGCCAATAGGATCTTCATCACTAGGAGAACCAATTGTATCCGGAAGAGTAGTGCTGCCACTTACAGAAGGACTGTTAAGACCTTCAAGAAGTTCAACAATTTCTTTATAAGTAATATCAGCAGGGCTTGCATTTTCATCATATGAAATAGTTTGCCCGTCGCATGGCAACCATCCTGGAGCACCATCCCATTTGGTAAATTCGGCTGGACTACCTTCTGTTGCCCAGGAATCAAGAATCCTTGCGTCCACCGCAATCATCGTTCCAACTGGAATAAGATTAACAGGTAAAGTAAAGTTTTCTGCTTGTAAAAGTGATCGAACCGAAGTAGCAATATTACCTTCAAGCGTGCTTTGAGCAAACCATTCGACATCTGGTGAACCTCCTCCACTCCATCTTAAAAGAGAAGCGGTGGTTCCAGGAGAAGTTCCAGGCAAATTCCAATCATAGTTATTAACGGTAAGGACTGGAGATGTACCTGCAAGTGCTAGTTTATTTCCAGTAGCAATTTCAAAAATTCCTGTCTCGCTTCCCGCGTAATTAAACTGAAGTTTTTCTGGGGTGCCCGCATTTTCAAATTTAAGAGAAGCAGCATTAGATGAAGCAGAAGATTTAAAACCAATACCTTTGGCACCAATTAATTGAATACCATCGCCGGTTGTAGAACTACCAGAGCTGATATTTAAAGTTGACGTGCTGATTGTTCCTGTGGTACCACCGAACGAATAATCACCCGTAATTAAAACACTGCCACTAAAATTTGTAGACTGGCTAAAAGTTTTTATACCAGTAACTGTTTGATTAGAGGCAAGGGTCATTATACCCTCTGTATTTGTAACGAAGTCGGTGGCATTAAGGCCGTCGATTATAGCATTACATTTATCCGCCCACTCTTTAAACGTGTCGGTATTGTCAATTCGTGTTAAAGTAAAGTCGTAGGCCATAGATTAAATTTTTCTTGTAGATCTATTTATCACTGTACATCACAGCTTCTAATTTAATAATTCTTTCTTTTAAATCGCAAACTTCTTGTTTAAGTTCTTTAATTTCTCTATTACGTTTCTTTCTAGCAAGTGCTGATTTATAACCTTCTTTATCTGTATTGGTAATAATTCCGGTATTTAAATTTTTTACCAAATGGGGGTTATCGGCAATTTGTCTTTTTGATTCATTCATATTAAACGGTTGCAACCGCTCTCAAATCTTTTGCGAATGGAGCATCTCCGTAATTTTTTCCACGCAATTCAATTTTAATTATAAACGAACTAAATTCAGTTGTGCCGGTATTAAGGTTAAATCTTACTTCATTAAAAATTGTTCTATCAACATTAATTGGAATTGACGTAGGATCTAGCGGAGAAACCGTATGCCAATCTGTATCTGTCTCGGTACTTGAGATAATTTGACCGTTTGTATCTTTAAGCTGAACATATACTTCTACATCAGATGTAGAAGAAGGTCGATTTACATCAAGGTAAATATCGATTTGATCGCTTAAATTATCAAGGGTAATTTCACGAGTAACATATTGAGAAGTATCTCCTGTTTCGGATATAAAATAGTTTCGTGTTTCAAGGGAAAGATCCCTGTTAATAACTGGAGTTAACCTTTCATCATTAGAGCTAAAGAATGTTTCAATGCGCGTATCTTTAAAATTATCTGCTTGAATTTCGTAATTTTCATTACTAATATATTCAATTGGAAGTCCTGCTGTAACATCGTATTTAACACCAGAAAAGTAAATTTCGTTTCGAATAGATGTTTTACCGCCAAGATTAATTGCTTTTTGATTTAAAGCAAAAGCTCCGACTTTATATTTGTTAAGAGTTCCTTTTATTGTTTCGTCTGTTTTACTACTGCTGTCGCTAATAGTTATTGTCGGCGCTTCAAGATAGCCAAACCCTTTCTTTGTGATATCAATGCGGGAAATTGAATCATCTGCGGGGTTAAATACCGGAACAGCTGTTGCAGTAACTCCACCAGGGAACGCAACTTTAGTTGAGTTACCATCTGAATCAATTACGGTTGTGAATGGCGCTTCAACAGTAACAGTACAAGTAAGTGCATCCCAACCTGTATTATTAGAAATTATAGATGCATCAATTTCGCCAAGATGTGTTCCAACTTGTGGACAAGCGACAAGCGAAGCAGTTTCGCCGGTTGCAAACGATCCGCGTTTTAAGCTAAATTTTAAATCCCTGTTTTGTATTGCGGTCCAAGTTGTTTTATTAGAACTTGCAAAAAACGATCCAAGTGCAGGCTGTGAAGTAATAATTTGACCTGTGATAAGATCCGTTTTATCACCTCCAAGTTCTGCGATAAAAGCAGTGTACTCTGAGCTTGCTGAGAAACAAACAATTGCGTATTCGGTGTCAGCAGACAGATAAACTGGATAAGGGTATTTAAATGTGGTTGCAAGAGATCCATCCGCACTTGTTCCGACATCTTCCCAGTTAACGGTTGACTCACTACCTGAAACAATATCTCCAGTTGGATAACCATTAACCGTTGTTACGATGTAAGATTTAATAGGAACCTTTGTGCTCTCGCTTGGTTTCCCTGCAAAGAAAAGATCAATTGACGTGGCAAAAATACCTGTTTCATCCGTAACCCTAAAAGTCTGAGCAATTGGATCCCACCGTCGTGTACGTCTTTCAGTTCTTGTAGTTGTAGTAATTCGAGGAAGTGTGGCGCTAATGCTTATAGTCTGCTTGTTTGTTTGAAGACCATTAGAGATGTATCTTGCCAAAGCGTTGCTTGTAGATTCATCTTCCAAATTACGTGGTGAATTTGTAATAGTAATAGTCTTTTCTCCAGAAGAGAATTTAAGGCTATCGTTATTAGGAATAATAAGCACACCTTCTACAATGCCATCTGTATCAGAAATAACATCAGAAGTAACAAACGTCTCAAGAAGTGTTGCTTCATCAGCCCCATCATATTGTGTCAAGCTGGATTGATCAAAGCCTGGAAGTAAATCATTAATTAGTCTTTCTTTTTCAGCAGCGCTTGCGGGCCCCGCCTCAACTGTTTCAATAATTTTAGTAACATAACTCCAAAACTGTTTCCCTGCCCCAGCAATACGATTTGCAGGGTCGGTTACAAATGCACGATCAGAAGCCTTTAAGTTATACCAACGCGTTCCAAACCAAGTAGGAACCGAAAGATTGTTTGTAAGAAACTTAGTCACTTGTGTTTCGATGTCATTTGTAAGAATTGCTGTTTCTGTGTGATCATGACTGTTTACAATATCATCACGTGTTAAAAGGTGTGCATATTCTGTAACATCAATACCATCGATGAAGAAAAAGAACTTGGAATTTGGTTTAAGACCTTCTGCTCGGAAGTAAACTGCCTTTGAGCGTGCGTATGGACGAATCTTAACATCTGTTACAAATTCACCAAGGGATTGTTCAATTCGCTCCTGAACAA